CGGCTTCGGTCATGGCATCATCCGGGCCGGGAGACGATCGCCGAGGACGTAGCGGATGTGCCACGGCTCGGACTGAATCTCCCACGACCATCCGAACGAGTCGGCGTTCGCGAGGAGCCATTCGAGACGGCCGTTCTTCGTGACGTTCCAGATGTCGACCGCGCAGCCCCATCCGTGGTTCGATGTACCCGGCGCGGCGAGACTCGCCCCCATGCCGGGCTTCAGATACCACGTTTCCGCGTTCCATGTCCGGGTCGGTCGCCCCGGTTGCGGTGTCTTCGTGTAACGCTGAAGAAAGACGGCCTTCTGGACGGAGTAGGGGCGGTATGCGTCGAAGGTGGACGTCGGCTTTAGGACGATGCCGTCGTCTTTCGCGGCGCGTTTCATCGCATGGTACGACGCTGCGGCGCTTCGGTAGAGATGCCCGTTCGGGCGTATCGGGACGAGGAGTTCGGGCGAGAGTTTCCCGTTCTTCTGATCGGCTAGGCCTTTCGGGAGAACGAACCGTCGGACGGGATACCTATTCGCTGCCACGACCGAACGCCGGGTCTTTCGGGTTGATCCATCGGAGAACGGGCGGGATGAGGGCGGCGATGAATGCTTTCGCGAGGTCTTCGAGTGTGTAGTCGAGGGTGGCGATGACGGCGACGACTGCGGCGATAGCGGATCGCAGGTACGAGAAGAGCGCTTCCTGCTGAGTCTTGGAGAGTTTCACGGTCACACTCCGAGGAGTGCGGTGATCTCCGCGTCGGTGAGGCCGAGGGCGGCGAGTTTGGCTTTCGCGGAGGCTTTCGCGGCGGCGGCTGCTGCGGCTGCTTGTTCTGCGAGGGCGGCTTCAGCGTGAGCCGCGTCGATCGCTGCGGCTTCTTCCGGGGTTGCGTCTCGGACTACGTCGTCGATCTGGACTCGGTGCGTCATGTTATACCTCAGTTCTTGTAGCCGTAGACGCGAATAGTTCCGCCCGTCATAGTGCCGGTACTGGCTAGCAACGTGAAAGCCGTGTATTGCGTTGTATTAGCCAGCAAGCCTTGACCGACTGCGTTCCGGCCAGCGTCAACTGACCGAACCGCCTGAAAGTGAAGGTTCGTATATTTGGCGGCATTTGGCCCGAAGAGGTCGATTCGGGCGTTTAGTGTGTTGACCGAACCGTAACCAGCCACCGGGAAGTTTGCTCCGGTGTTGGTGCTGCTGCCCGTAATGGTGTTGCTATCGGTCGTCATGTAGATGTGCGAGGCTTTGTAGCCCGACGTGGTCGCGCCCAGTTGGAGTTGGATTTCGATATTCGTTGACGCAACGCCACCATCGAGCAAGATTAGGTAGTTGTCGTACGTTGCGCTGAACGCACCAGTCACCGTAACGCTGGAAACTGCTGAACCGATCGTCGTCGTGCTGATTAGCGTGAGTCCGCTATCGGCGGAAGGCCCGACGGTCGCCCACGATGAGCCGTCGTAATACTGGACGACGTCCGAGTCTTCCAAGTAGCACAACTGGCCCTCGGCGAGTGTTTTCTCCCCGGTTCCTCCGAAGGCTGCGTCACGCGCTGAAGTGTCGGCGAAGACGGGAACTCCGGTTCGTGCGGAGTTGTTCATCTGCGCGGCGGTCAATACCTGCCCGGCGGTGAATGTGGGGACGGTTGTCTGAGCGTTTGCTCCCATAGTTCCTAGAGCCTACCTTACGAGCCGAGCACGTTCAGCCCGTCGAGCGTCCCGAACGAGGCGTCGTCGAGTAGGAGGGCGTAGACGATGTCCGTCGGGGCCGTGTAGAACGTGACGGTCTCCCCGCGAAGGTCGATCCGATGCGAGAGGCCTTCGACGGAGAGTTCCTCCGTTACCGTGAGCGGGCTACCCGTCGCGAATGTGCGCGTAATCTCGATCGTGTCCCCGATGTCGACTTGGGCGACGTCGTCCTGCTGCCCGGTCGTCAACGAACCGAAGAACGTCTCCACGCCCGAGAAACGCGGCGAGGGTGTGCCTTCGAGGAGGTAGTCGGCGAGCGCGAGCGCCTGCGCGTCGGTCGAGAGGAGCGAGTCGGTGATCGTTTCGGCCTGCGTGAAGTAGAGGGCGATAGACGCCGAATCGGTGGCAGTTTGGGCGGTTCCGCCGGGGCGCTGAACGGTGACGCGATTCAGTACCGACTCGACGGTGAAGTCCACGAATACCTCGCGGTAGGGCGTGTTCGTTCCGTCGTCGGCGAATGTGACGCTCGGAGCCGAGAGTGTGTTCCCGATGCGCGGCTGGAAGACGAGGTCGCCATCGGAGGCTCGGACGAAGAGTCGGCCTCGTTCGGCGGAGTCGATCTTGCGGAGGTAGTCGAGGGCGTTCGTGCCTTCTCCGATGGCGTAGTCGCCGAGTGTGGTCGTTCCGGTCGTGATGTCGCGGAGGGAGGCGCTCCATCCGACCTCCGTTCGGTCGAGGATCGTCGTGACGCGAGCCGAGGAGAGTTCCGCCGACGGGGTGAACGCTGAGAGGAACGAGTTCGCGAGAATGAAGAGGTCATCCGCGCAGATAATCGTCACTTGCGGGATGGCTTTCGGGCCGACGTAGTCGTAGGTGAAGTCGACGACGCGACCTCGGAAGATGACGCCCGAGTTCCGGGTGATGCGTACTTGCCGGAGCGGTGAGAGGCCGGGAGTGTCGTCGAACTCGTCCCAATAGACGCTCGCTTCGTTATACGGGTCGAAGGCTCTCGTCGTGTCTCGGGCGACGATGACGGCCCTACCGGGTGCGATGGAATCGAGGGGCGATTTCTTGCCGCGTTCTATCTGAACGGAGACGACGTCGATCTCGGCGAACTGGTCGACTCCGTCGAGCGGATACGTCCCGTCGAGGAGGCCCTGCTGCGTGTCGTCGAGCGTGAAGCCATCTCCGAAGCCGACGTCGAGTTCTACGGTGAGCGTTCCACCCGTGACGATGTTCGCGGGCATGGCTCAGACTGCTATCTGAACGTCTAACGGCCCCGATACGAGGTTGTATTGCTGGAGGGCGTCGACGATGAGGTTCGGAAGGTTCGCGTCCGCGCTGACGGTGTTCACGGTGATACTTACGTTTCCGCCGCCTGCCATGCGTTCGAGTTCGCCGGGGAGGTAGTCGAGGAATCGAGGATCGTCGGGTCGGTAGATGCCCGAGTAGTCGGGGACGACCGGGAGGATAGTCATCTCTCCACGGCCTCCGCCTCGCGACGTGCCACCTCCGCCGCCTCCGCCGCCTCCGGCTGAGGGGACTTCGGGGATGACGACGCCCGTCCCGGTTGGGATGGTGGGGACGCCTGCGCTGATGCGGTCGAGACGGTCGGGAGTGTGTCCTGCGGTTCCGCCTTGCGTCGGGGCGGTAGGTGCGGTTCCGAATGCGCTACCGATCGACACTCGCCCGATCTCGGGGATGTCCGTGAACGGGTTCAGTTTGTTCGCTTGACGAATGGCGAAGTTCGCAACGTCGATGATTCCGTTGATCGCCGTCTCGAATGTGCCGACCATGAATCCGGCAACCTTCACGAGGAACGAGCCAAGTTTGGAGAATGCTCCCATGAGGTCGAAGACGAGGTCGATCACCGGGCCGATGGCCTTCGCAACTATTCCAAACGCGACGCCGAGCGTCTTCGTCAGTATCGGGGCGACCGTTCCCGTGATGAACGTCGCGAGGTTCTTCATGAAGTCGACGAGTTTCGAGATGTTCTCTTGGTTGTCCTGAATCTTGCCTCGTACGACGTCGAAGATGTCCGCAAGGCCACGGAAGACGGTCTTCCATAAGTCCATGACGATCGGGACGACACGCTGAACGATGAAGTCCGCTAGACGTGAGAATGCCGGGAGGAGCACGTTCTGGATGACTGGGACGACTTTCTGAGTGATGAAGTCTCCGACCTTGCCGAGAGCCTCCGAGATGATCGGGAGCCATTTCTCGCCCATGCGCTGAAGAGCCGGGAAGACGTCATCGAGGAGGAACTTCGTGAAACGCTCGAAGAGCGGAAGGACTGCTCCTCCGAGGCGTTCCATGACCTGCGAGAACGCGACCCTCATCCGGTCGGAGGCGTTCGCGGTCGCTTCGGCGGTTCCGCCGACCTGCGTCTCGATCGCGGCGAGGATGAGCGCCTGCGCTTCGCCCATCTTGTTCGACTCGACGAGCGTCTGGATGCGTTCCTTCTCCGCTTCGGTGAACGTGACGCCCGACTTCGCGAGCGCGGTGATGCCCTTGATCGGGTCTTGGAGGGCCTTTCCGAGTTGTACGGCATTCTGAGAGGCCTCTCCGAAACCTGCGGCTGCCATGTCGATAGCGGCCTGCGTAGCCCGGTCGAACGACCCTCCCATCTCCCCGGCGGTCTTGGCGAGTTCGCCGAACGTGAGAAGTTTCGCCTGCGTGAGTTTGATCGCGTTCTGATCGACGCCCGTATTCCGGGCGGTCGCTTCGGCGAGTTTTACGAGGCGGTCGGTGACTGCTCCGGCTTGATCGCCGAAGAGTCCCATCGAGTCCGCGATCTGCTTTATGCGGGCGTTCGACGTGGAGGCGGCTTCCCCGGCGGCGATGAGTTGCTTTCCGACTACGGCGGCGGCTGCTCCGGCTGCGGCGAGTCCTGCGGCTGCGGCGATTCCGAACTTCTTCGCAGTACCTCCGAAGCGGGAAAGACGGCCTTCGGCTTCGTCGACGGACTTCTTTAGCGGAGCCGCGTTCCCGGAGATCGTGACGGAGATAAGAGCCATTACTTACGCCTCTTGTCGTCTAGATCGTACTTCTTTATGAGGTCGTCGACGAGACTCTCGTAGCGGCGCTTTATTTCGTCGCGGCGTCCGTCGATCGCGTCATAGAAGAACGGTTGGGGCTTGATGCGACGAGCGGGCCAGCCGAAGTGAATCGGCCCGGCGTAGGGGATGGCCTTCGAGCCTGCCTTGACGCGGGCGGAGGTCTTGGAGGCGGCTTCGCGTACCGATGACGCGAGCGCCCCGGAGAGCACCGGGACGAACTTCTTCGCGTCTCCGGCGACTGCTGCGGCGATGGCCTTATTCACGGGGAGGAACTCTTGCGCCCGGTAGTCGACGTCCGAGGAGAGGTTCTTCATCTGACGGCGTACGGACGCGAGGCCTTCGATCTTGACGGAGCCGCCCGAGTCCGGGCCAACACGGAAGCCGAACGTGCCAGTCGTAGCCATGTCTCACCTCTTCCGTGTTTCGTTTCTTCGGCGTACTCCATCGTAGAGCGCCCGAATGACGGCGTGAGGCGTTCGCATGAGGTCGAGCGGCGAAAGATTAGTCGCGAGCGCCAAGTCTGCGATCTCTCGGGCGACTCCCCCGCGGGGGACGGTCAGTTTCCCGAGGTGTCTACGTTCGTGACGCCTGCGATGTCTTTCTTCCATTCATCGAACGGCTTCACGACTTTCCCGGCGTTCTTCTCGGCGAGCCATGCCAGATAGTAGAGGTGCGTCATCTTCGGCGCTTCGCCTGCGCTGAACGCGCCGACGATGGAGACGCCGAACTTCGTCTCGAAGTCGATCTGGGAGTCTGGGTAGACGATGTGAGTCTCGCTGGCCCCGTCTTTCCGCTTGATTTCTAGGGAGAGGTCGAGCACGTTATGAGGTCGCCTGCGCGATCGAGCCGCCCGTGTAGGTGACGGTCACTTGCTGGAGTTCGCCGACGTTCACAACGATCGGGAGTGAGGCTAGGAACGCGCCCGAGTGCGTGTAGCGGGGCGAGGAAACTCCGGGTGCTGCTGCGAGAGGCTCGAAGACGATCGACACGGACGAACCGACGTCGCCGAAGATCGACTGGACGGCTTCACCCGTTGCGAATGATCCCATCACGGTAAACGTCGTCTCCGACGATTCGAGGCCCGCGACGAATGCTCGGGCGGTGTCTTTCAGACTGGTGCTCTCCAATGCGTCGACGGTCTTCGTCATGCTGATGCTGGTGAGTTGATCGGCGAGGTCTACCGAGTCCACGGTGAAGACGGACGCTGCTCCGAGGAATGTAACGGTTGCCATAGTTTGATTCTAGTCCTTGTCTGAGTCGGAGGCGTCCTTGCGAGCGCCTTTATGCTTTCGGGATTCATCGTAGCCGATTTCTGCGATGAGATTCTTCGCTCGCGCCCGGTCGAGATCGACTCCGCAGAGACGCAGGCCGTCCGCCGAAACGATGTCCCCTTCGGCGAAACCGTAGAGACGTCGAGAGGTTACGCGGAACTTCTTCATCCGTAGCACACTACCTCGAAGCGGTAGGCGAGCATCTCGACGCCGGAGACGGTAACGGAGAGCGGGGACGCTCGGAGGCATCGAA